GCTTGCTCAGGCTGCCGCCTATAATCTTTAATGCTGTTTCTGTTTTCATATATCCTTTATAATCCTATAATCTTTATCTGTCAAGCTTGCGGCTTGACGCTTGCCGCTTGAAGCTTGTTGCTTGATGCTCTTAAAAAATTTCTCACAGCTGCGCAGATAGCTGGCCGGCAATGTGCCATGGTCCTGTGTGAACCATGGCAGCAAATCATTATGTTTAATTCTTTTAGCCATAAAACTTTTGTTGTTTTCTGTATTGTTTCTCATCCATTCTTAGAAGCTCGTGAAATACTTTTAGAACTTCGTGGCCTTTGGTTCCATCATCTCCAGTCTCAATATTTACAGCCGTTATTATTTTTCTATAAACATCAGTCATTATGTTTCTGTACTCTTCTTTTGTAATCATAATTAATCCTTTCTAAATTCATCCTATACTATCCTTCACCAGCTGTCAAGCTTGCTGCTTGAAGCTTGTGGCCCGCGGAAGACTCCGAAGAGTATACTTGACCAGGCCACAAATTGACCAGACAACGCCAGAGTCTCTGTGATCTAGCGGCGGCGGCGCGTTGACTGATCCCAGGTCCATCAACGTAGCCAC